GGTCATAACGTATTCCACGAACACAAACTTCTTGAGCATCGCAAGTTTATAGATTGCTTAAAAGAAGAATGTGCAGTATATAAAGACGGAAAATGTTGTTTTGAAAGGTGATACACAATGCCGAAGAAAAAGTGTAAAGCCTTAGAGGAAGAATGGGGTTAAACAGAACGTAAACAGCTAGAAAGGCAAAACAATGATATTCAAAGCTCTTATATGCGGAGAAGACGACAATATAGAACGCTGGTTTTACTATGACAACGTAGAGAGCGCAGAGGTTTACTATAACAAAGAAATCTGCGAAAATTGCGTTCAGATTACACTAAAAACAAGCGGAGAACATATTTGCTTTGGTATAAATAGAGAAGCACATTTGTGTGATGATAATGGAAAAATCATAGAAACAGTTCGCTCTTGCAATACATAATCAAGCCTTTTATAGGCAGAGCGTAAAGCTCGTTTTCTGGTAGATTATTTTGAACGCTTGTGTCCGCAAGCAAAGGTTGCGTTGTACCTCAAACAGCGCACAATATGTGTATGTTGTCCAACGGTTAGGACGATAGATTGTGAATCTATTGCTTCGGAGTTCGACTCTCCGCATACACCCCAGCAAGGAAAACGAATTGCGCCGCCTATCGTTTGCGGAGTGGGATTGCGCGAAAAAGGTATTTCGCTCTATTTTCAGGCGCACTATACATAACACTTCACAATTCATAATATACCTCCTTTCTGTGCCGTAGTAGCAATAGTTATTACGGCATGGGGGCGGACAAAAAGGACGGTGCTTGCGTGGATGGCAATTGAACAAAAAATCGTTGACGTTATTGAGCAAGTCCTCAAGCGTGGCAACGACGCAGAAATCAAACTCGTTCACGGCAACATTGTAGTGGTCGAGATACATAGGAAAACCGCATATAAGACGGTTACAACAGGGTAATCGGAAACAACCAACAGGGGTTAGGGCAGAAATGCTTTAACCTCTTTTTTCTTTTTGAAAAGGAAAACATTATGAACGAACTTGACAGAATCCGCGAACAGATAAAGCGCACGAGGTGTAAAGGCATAGAGCCGGAAACGGTTTACATGTGCTATGAGCTATGGGACAGCATAGGACGCAAGGGCAAATTTGCGGGCGTTTGTGTTTCTCCTAGTGACAGGATATTAGGAAGATTTGAGGTGCGGTAACATCGACTGCAAGGATGAAATCTTACAACTAAAAGCACAAGGGTTATCACTTTGGCAAATAACCGAACATATAAAACCTCAATTTCCAGATAAAAACGACTTACAAATACACGACACGGTTCGCCGCGCTATAGGCAGAAAGAAAACGAGTATGGCTGAAAAACCAATAGGCGTTATAGGCGACTTACACGCTCCGTTTAATCATCCGAACTACTTACAATTCTGCATTGACACATTCAAAGCTCACGGAGTCGGTCAGATTGTTTGCATAGGCGATTTAGTTGATAACCACGCACTAAGTAGGCACCCCACAGAGCCGTGCGCTATGGGAGCATATGCAGAGCTAGATAAGGCACTTGAACAAGTCGAGCTAGTTGTTAAGGCTTTCCCAAAAGCGAAAATGTGTCAAGGAAATCACGACACAATACCGCTAAGACAAGCTGCAACCGTTGGAATTGGCGAACGCTTTTTAAAATCATTCTCCGAAGTGTTCAATCTTCCTAAAGCGTGGGAGATAAGCGACGAATTCATAATTGACGATGTTTTATACAAGCACGGAGTAAATTGCGGTGGCGAAAACGGCGCGGTTAATGCCGCAAAAACAGAGTGCATGAGCGTTGCAATTGGACACGCACACTCTTTCGCCGGATGCAAATACATAGTAAATCCGCGAAATATTCGGTTCGGTTTATCGGTTGGTTGCGGAATTGATGTACAAGCGTATTCGTTCGCTTACGGCAAAGCAATGACACGCAGACCCATTCTAGGCTGCGGAATTGTTTACAACAGCGGAAAAGCCGATTTTGTACCGATGGGTGCTGAGTATTTCCGAAATTAAAGGTGGGTTATGGCAAAACCAAACGACAAATTAAAAGAACTCGCAGAACTAAAGGCAAAACTTGACATTGCAGAAGCCCGCAAAGACTTCTGGAAGTTCTGCAAATACATAGACCCTGTGTTTTTTAGCGATAACAAGCCGCATTTAATGCTGATTGCAAGCAAATTACAAGCGGTTGCAGATGGCAAGATAAAAAAACTTGCGGTCAGCTTACCCCCTAGAGCCGGAAAATCGTACATCATCAGTGTGTTTTGCGCTTGGATGCTCGGCAGAAACCCAACGGGTAGCATAATGCGAAACTCATATGCCGCAACATTGGCGGAAAAGTTTTCAAAGGATATTAGGGACGGCATATTTGAAAAACCCGCATTTAAAAGAGTGTTTCCAAATGCAACGGTAAGCAAAAAAAGCTCTGCGGTAGACGCGTGGAGCGTCGCTGGAAATACACAACCATCATATTTCTGCGCTGGTGTCGGCGGTGCTATTACTGGTTTTGGTTGTAAAACACTTGCAATCTTGGACGACCCTATTAAAAACATCGAAGAAGCGTTGTCCGAAACCGTTATAGAGGGCGTTTGGAACTGGTACACATCAACGCATTTGTCACGACTTGAAACAGGCTGCCCCGAGATACATATTGCCACTCGTTGGAGTAAGCGCGACCCTATCGGCAGACTTACAGACCCCGACAGCGAATATTGCGTTAAGGACATGGAAGTTATCACAATTTCCGCGCTTGACAATAAAGGCAAATCGTTTTGTGAGCTTATCAAAACAACAAAAGAATATCACGAAATACGCCGCATCACAGACCCATTTATATGGGAAGCAGAGTTTATGCAACACCCTATTGAAGAAAAAGGCTTGCTATATTCGCTTGACTCATTACACCGCTTTTCAATGGATGAGATAAAAACAAAAACACCAGATGGCATTTTAGGCTTTACCGATACCGCAGACCTCGGAAGTGACTACCTTTGTTCGCTTATCGGTTATAGATACGGCGATTACACATATATAACTGATGTTGTTTTTACACAAGATGGCGTTGAGCTTACCGAACCGCAAGTTGCCGCGCTGATTATTCGCAACAAATGCCAAATGATGCAGATTGAAAGCAATAACGGCGGTAGACAGTTTACAAGAAACATCAAGCGACTGTTGCAAGAGAAAAAATACAGTTGTTCGGTAACGTCCGAAACGCAAACAAAAAACAAAGAAACACGAATTTTAATGCAAGCCGGATATGTAAAAGAATATTTTTACTTTCGCAACGATTATGAAGCGGGTAGCGATTATGACAAATTCATGCGTCAATTCACAGGGTATGTCAAGCTCGGCAGAAACACTCATGATGACGCGGTTGACGCATGTACTGGACTTGCAGAGATTGTTCCTTATAGAAAATTCAGCACAAAGCAAGCACAAAAACAATACAACTTTGACTTTGAACGAGAAGCTGATAAGCCAAGCAACTATTTGGGCGGCGAAATTACAGATTCGTATTTGGACTTTATGGGAGGTTGTTAATGGATTTAATAATAAGCGTTGTTTTGGCAATCTTGCTTTTTGTGTGCTTTGCAGTTGGCTATAAAGAGGGTTTACGACTTGGTATGCGTTCTGCAAAAGGCATTGAACCAAAGCCAATTAAAAACCCTGTCACGGCAATAAAAGAAGCTGTTGAACAAGGCAAAGCAAAAAAAGAAGCAGAAGAACAATCGAACATATATGAAGCGATTGAACGAAATGATGGATATACAGATGCAGAACGCGAATGGATGAGGGGTGGTAGGAAGTGAGCAATAAAAACAAAGGCGAATGTACGGGAGACTGGGAGCTTTATACCACTGGAGTGGATTACAATCATGCTCTTGCTCCAGACTACTACGCCACAGTCAATCGAAACTGGCGTGTTTATAACTGCCAGCAATGGGACGGTGTAAATCTCGGTGGCTTGCCGATGTTCATACTTCCGCTGTTTCAACGCATAATCAAGCACTTTGTAGCGTCAAGCATGACCTCGTCAGCGAAAATGAATTTCACTATCGAAAACATATCAGACGACACAAGCGACGAAGTCGAACAGGAACGCTTGGCGCTTGCTGAATATCTCTCCAAAAGCTCTCAGGACAAATGGGAAAAGCTCAAAATGGACTCGGTTATTCGCAGACTGTTATTTGACGGTGCAATGTCAGGAGATATGGCAACCTATACATATTTTGATGGCAGCATAAAAACTGGTCAATATAGCGGCGAAACGTACCAAATGGATAAAGACGGCAATGTTGTTGTAGACGAACAAGGTTTACCAATAACAGTACGAACGCCTATTATGGGCGACTTTATCACAGAAGCTATTGACGGCACGAACGTAATGCTTGGCAACCCAAACGACCCACGCATAAACGTACACGGCAGACCCCACCAGCCGTACATCATCATTGCCGGCAGAGATACTGTTTTTAAATTGAGAGCAGAAGCAAAGGCAAACAAAAAGGAAAACGGACTAAAAGACGAAGAAATAAACACTCAAATTGTTCCCGATACAGACTATGAAGAACAGGCTGGCGACAGAGGCAGGAAAGAGCTTGAAAACAAGCAAACGCAGTACGGCAAAGCAACATACATTATTAAACTGTGGGCTGACGAAAACGGCAAAATCATGTTTAACAAGTCGGTTCGCAATTGCTACATACGCAAAGACGTTGACACGGAGCTAGACATTTACCCTGTCGCTTGGGCAAACTGGGACACCATCAAAAACTCATATCATGGACAGGCTGTTGCAACAGGGCTTGTAAACAATCAGCTTGAAATTGATAAGGCGTTTGCAAAGTTGTTTAAGTACCTCGGAGATATGGCAATGCCAAGAACGGCAATAAACGCAAATGTGCTACCTAACGGACTAACAAACAAAATTGGCGAAGTAATTAAGGTCAACGTAGACGAGCAAACAAGCTTGTCAAATGTCATTTATCAGATACCGCCCGCACAGATAGCAAATAGTGTTATCGACATTATCATGTTGGCGATAAACCAGACAATGCAACTTCTCGGCGCAAACGATGCCGCGCTTGGAAACGCAAAACCCGAAAATACATCGGCAATGATTGTTGCAACAAAGAATTCTGCCGTACCTCTTGAAAATGTCAAAGCAAACCTTGCTCAACTTATAGAAGACACGGGCTACATATGGCTTGAGTTTTATCTTAAAAAGTACAAAGTGCCGCGCAATATCGCTATTACAGACGAAAACGGCAAACGGCAAATGGTTTTGTTTGACCCGTCAAAACTGCAAGACGCACAATTCAGAATCAAGATTGATGTTATCGAGGGGTCTTATCTTACGGAGGACGCACTTAAACGCACAATGGAGGGATTGCTTGAAGCGGGCATTGTGGACGCGGTTCAGTTTGTAAAGCGTTTACCGCCTAATTCAATTCCCGAACAAGACAAGCTTATCGCAGAGCTTGAACAAAAGTTGGCAGAACAAAAGTTTATGCAGTCGCAAGAATTCAAAATGCAAGCGGTGCAAGAGTTTTTAGGACAGGCGCAACAGCAAACACCACAAATGTAAATACGAAAGGAAACCCTTTATGGACGAATATTCAAACTCGGTAAACGCCGAGAACGCGGAGGTCGTG